TCACGAAGAGGTGCGGCTTACCGTCGGCGTAGTCGTCCGGGATGCTGTTCGAGTTGACGTGCCTGGTCGAGAAACTCAACTCGCCGTCGAAAACGGACAGCGCCCACTTCGCGTAGAACGTGTCGGGGGTTGCGGGCCACGTGCCAAGGACATCCAGTGCCAGGAAGACGCGGCCGTCTTCGGTAGCAGTCGGGTCGTGGGTGATCCACGCCGCCATGCTGTACGAGTACGGCGGGGTAAGGGACCCGATGGTGATCGTCGGCGTGTAGGTGCCCTGAATGCCGGCTTGCGCGACCGTTGCCGGCACGAACACGGAGTCGCCGGTGTCGTCGGTGTTCGTTTGGATCCCCGTGCCGCCGGGGTCGCCGGGCACATTCGTCTGAACTCCGGCGGCGAACGTGCCGGGGCCCTCGCTGGAGTCCAGGAGGGTCAGTGATGGGCCGTTGTTGCCGGACACGTCCTGCCACGAGGTGGTGTCCTGCGACCCGGACATCGTCCACCAGTAGTCCGGTTGGGTGCCGGCAAGGGCTGTTTGGTACTCGGGACCGATCGGGATCAGGTTGAGTGGGGCGTAGGCGTCGACCGCAATCAGGTCCGCCTCGCCGAGGTACCCCATGTAGTCCCAGCGGGATGGCCACCGTTCGACGTAGCCGCGCATCACCCCGTAGATGACGGGGCCGCTGGTCGTGAACGTCGAGGCGGTCGCGCTCGGCTCGTGCTGGATTGCGTCCACGTTGACGGTGCCGCTGGTACCGGTCGTGAAGCTGACGACCCACACGTTGTGCCGGGGCTGCGTCGCCGTCCACGTCAGGGTCAGCCGCACGTACGAACCAGTCGTCGCCGTGGTGGAACCGGACGGCCCAGCGTCGATGAAGATCTGGTTCGTGTTCGCCGCAGTCTGCCTGATGTACAGCGACGTTGTGTACTGGCGCCCGGGGATGCAGGGGATGGTGAGGCCGACGCCGGACTCCCCACCGCCGCTGGCCACCGAGTACTGGAGGCTCTTGGTGCCCTGGAATGGGTTCGACGTGCTGATCACCGGGTTGACGCCGGTACCCGTGTGCATGATCCAGGTGGGGGTGGTGCCCGTCGTGTACGACTCGAACGACGGATCGTAGCTGACACCCTGCGCACCGGTGTTGAGAAGGTTCCCGGTGCCACCGTTCGGCCACATGGCCTGCCACAACAGCTGCCGGTACGGCACAACATTCGGCGCGTACGGCGAGTTCGGGTTGGCCGGGTTCAGATACTCGTTCTGGTCCAGGAAGCTGAGCGTGGGCTGCGCGGCCTGATTTTGATCCAACTCGTACTGCCGGCCCCGGGTGACCTGCTGCGCCGACCGGAACACCGACGTGAGGTCCGTCCACACGGCTGCCGTGGTCGGGTCGTTCGGGTCGGCGTTGAACGCGACCTGAACCCCCAGGTCGGGACGCCACGACGCAACAGCCACCCAGCCCACCCCCGGTCAGGTGGGCCGTGTGGCCCGTCAGCTAATGCTTGCGGCGCCGCCGCTGGACGATGAGCGCGACGATGAACTGCACCACGAAGAACACCGGAACCAGCACGCACGCCACGGCGCCCAGGTTGGGGGAGATCCACGCCAGCAACGCGAATACCCCAAGGGCAGCCAGGCCCAGCAGTCCGACCAGGCATCCGCGGCCGATGCCGCGCCCCGACGTTGACACGGATACCGGCCCGACATGTCCACCGATACGAATACCCATGGGCGGCGATGCTACGAGGGTCGGTATGAGGTTGGTGTGAGGTTGACCGTTCGTCGGCCTAGGTCAAGCCGGTCGTACCCGTCCGGAGCTTGTACTGCTGGGCGGGTGCGATCAGCCGGGCGTGGACCTGCTTCCCGTCGATCAGCAAGGTGAGCTGGTTGACCAGGTTGATCGTCATGGTCTGCGATGCGGGTACCGGGGTGGTCGCCCCCGGGGTAGCGGTGACCCCGGCGCCCAGCCCGCCGAGGCCGCCGAGGCTCGCGCCCGTTCCGAAGCGCAGCATCTTCGAGACTGCGGCGGTCGCTGAGCTGGCGTTGGCGTTGACACCGAGAACGAACCCGGCGACGGTGTCCGACCCGATCTGCGCGAACACCCTGGACGGAGAGTGGCTGTCCAGGGCGCGGCGTGCTCCGGCAACGATGTCGCCCATGGCCCGCTTCACGGCGGAGACGGCGCTGCCTACCATGCCCTCGATGCCGCGTACCAGGCCGCTCACGATGTCTCGACCGGCCTGGTACAGCCAGTTACCCGCGTCGGACACGGCCCCCTTGACGATCCCCGGCAGTTTCGCTACCTCAGCGAGCGCCTTGCCGGGCAGGGATTCGAAGAACCCGACCACGCTGCTGACCATGCTGGAGGTGGTGGAAGTGGCCGAGTCCTTCGTCTGCGTGAACCACCCCTTCACCTTGTCGTACAGGCTTTGCGCGAACTGAACGACCGCGGTCACGCCGTCCGAGAATGCCTGTTTCGTGTCCGACCACAGTTGAGACGCGGCCGAGGTCACATCCGAGCGGAGCTGGTTCCAGAATGCGAGCGCCCGGCCGGGCAGCGACTGGAAGAACCCGACCGTGGCGTTGACGCCCTGCGACGTCAGCCGCTTCGTTGTCGACCACATAGAGGAGAAGACGGCCTCGACCTGGCCGGGTAGCCGCCGCGCCTCCTGAATGATCTTCCCGGTGCCGTAGCCGATCGCGACGAAGAACGCGTCGAACGCCGCAGTGGCGGCCCGTTTCAGTTCGCCAGGTAGCGCGGCGAGCGCAGCGCCGACCTTGCCGGGCAGGCCCGCGAAAAACTGGGCGGCGGTGTTCAGCCAGCCGGGGATGGTTTGGGTGAAGAAGCCGGACACTGCCGAACTGACGCTCGACACGAATCCGCTGATCTTCGATCCCACCTGGTCGAAGAAGCCGGTCACCTTCGAGTACGCGGTCGTGGCCCAGCTAGCGATCGTGGAGCCCAGCCCGGAGAAGAAGTCCTTCACCGCCGACCAGGCTTTCGCCACCGCGGGCGGGATCTTGTCCGCGAAGTCCTCAACCGTGGTGAAAATCTTGTACAGGAATCCGGCGACGTTCAGCAGCGCGTTCAGGATGCCTAGCACGCCCTCGAAGACGCCGAGGAGTGATTCGAAGATGTGCAGCGACACTGGGCCGTTTTTCGCGACCGTGGTCAGGAACGCGGAAATGTCCTTACCCAGTCCGGGCATGTCCTTCGCGAGTTGAGTCAGGAACGGTGCGGCGGCCTGAGCGACTTGGACGAGGCCGGGCATCGCGTTCGTGATCAGACCGGTGATGCCCTCCGTCAGGGGTACGACCGCCGGGGCCATCGCGGCGAACATCTGCTTGAACTGGGGCGCCAGCTGCTTCGTCGTCGAGTCGAGCAGGTGCAGAGCATCAACGAACGGGCCCTGCAACGGCGACGCGGCGTCCTTGAAGACGCTGGTCACGTCGTTCTTCAACTGGGTTGCCGCGGCAACGATCGGTGGCGCGTTGTGGAGGATCGCCGCGCCGGCACCGATGACGCCCAGGCCGACGCCGGAGATGATCGCGCCACCGATGCCCGCGGCGATGATGGGGGACGCGATGGCAGCGACACTGATCCCGATCGACGTGAGGCTGCCCGTCAGGCTTTCCCCGATTGCCTTGAGGTCTTTGGGGTCGAGGCTGCCCTTCAGCGCCTGCAGGAAGCCCGTCTTGGTGGTCTGCTGGAACGAGTCGGTGAAGTCGTGGCTGAGGGACGTGCCAGCGGCAACGAATCGGCCGCTGGCGTCTCGGAGCCGACCGGAAACGTCCCTGCCGACCCGTTCCCCGATGTCCTCCGTGCCATCGGTGAGCCCGTCCGAGAACGCCTTGCCGGCGTCCTGGCCCTCCCTGCCAGCGGCTGCGACGGTAGGGGCCAGGGTCTTCGGGACGGTGTCGGCGAAGGCTTGGATTTGCGCCGCGGCCTCGGCCAAGCCTGCGGTCAGGTCGCTGATGTCGGCGCCGAGACGGAGCATGACGGGGGGGAGGAAGTCCGTCACGGGGTACACCCCCGCTCCGGGCTAGACGGGTCGGATATCGCCCCAGGTCGCCTTGAACGCGGGCCTCACCGTTGGTTGGACGATGCGCCACGCTGGGTACAGCGACGGCCGTGGCGGCAGGTGTGTGCGATGCTCGCGGCCCGTGTCCCCGCCGAGTTCCTGGATCCGCGCGTAGACCGCGGTGGGGCCAACCCAGCCTTCCCACCGGTCGAGGCCGTCGGGGGTGGCCCGCCACACCCGCACCGAATCCATCAGGTTGCCGCTGATCTTCCACGGCGGCGACCCGGGCGGTGAGCCGGTCTTCGTGCCCCGCGGATGCTCGCCGAGGGACAGCAGGGTGCGTTGCTGCCGCGCTACCACCCGTAGGCTGTCGTTGATCTGCCGTGGGGTGTCGATTCGCGCCTTGGCGACCATGTCCATCAGGGCGCCGATCGCCTCCGGTACGCCGCTAACGGTGGCGGTTATTCGCATCGGCTGCCGCCCTTCGCTCCGCCGACTTGCGCTTGTCCTCGCGGACCTCGTCCCGCACGTCGGCGATGTCGAGCAGGGCAGTGACGATCAGCGCCGACTCCGAGTCGACGGCGCTTGGCGCCCACCCGAACCGGTCGGCGGCCCGGAAGTAGCGGCCCAGGACCCGGTCAAGGAGTCGTTCACGTGGCCCGTTCGGGGGCCGAATACCGCGGAATCCCGCCAGCTGCGCTTTCAGACGCTGGCGGGCGGCGTAGGGGAACCCGGCTGACCCGCGTCGACCATCGAGTTCAGATCCTGGAACAGAAGGTGCGCGGCTGGCGCCACGGCCCTAAGGAGAACCCAGCAGTCCCGAGGCTTCATCTTCCCCAGCTGGCTCCTGTCCGCGCGGGGAATCGGTGCCTGGAACGACCATGACTCGATGAGAATGCATGCCGCACCTCGCGCCACATCCATGCTGGACGAGATCTCGGAACCCTGGTCGCGGATACCGTCGATAACAGCGAAGCAGTCGTCGGCGTTCAGGTCTTCCGGATCGCGGAATGTCACCGTGTTCCCGGACGGCAGGGTGAGGGTTTTCGGCAGTCCGCCGAGATACGTGTCCGCCGCGGCCGGGGGCTCCGGAGGCGCCGCGGGTACTGCGTCGACCGGTGCCGGCCAGGGGGTGGGCGCGGGCATTGGTGCTGGGGTGGGAAGCTGATCGGTCACTGGACTTCCTTGGAGGATCGGATGGCGGTTAGTACAGGCCGGTTGTGACGCCGTTGGTCAGCATCAGGGAGATGGGACTGAAGCCGCCGCTGGCGCCGGCGTTGGTCGTGTTCGCCACCCCGGCCCAAGTGACGTCGTAGCCGACCGCGGCCTTGCTGAAGTTCGGCTTCGAGGTGAGGAACGCGTCCTTCTGAATGTCGAGCTGCAGCGCCAACTGTCCGGCGCCCGACACCCCGTTGTCGATGATGAGCTGCAGTTGGGGTTCGGTGTTGGCCAGCATGTACGTCAGCGGGGTGAGGTCCGCCGCGACGAAGCTCATCTTCCCGGAGCAGGTCAGCTTGCCGCGCATGATGAAGTAAGGGTTCTGGCTGTTCTGCCCGGTGTAGATGACCTCCAATTCGCGTTTGAGGTCAACCTCCCAGTCCATGATCGTCTTGATCGCGGCGCCGGACACGGTGCCGTTCAACCCGACCTGGGTCTCCCACGCGGCCTGCGGAGGGATCGTCGACGGGGAGGAGGTCGGCTGCGTCGCCGCAGCGGCGCTGGGCCACGCGGAACCCTTCGCGTCGAACTCGATGACGCTGGACTCGGCGGTGCCCTTCAGGTTGAGCTCGCTGAGGCACGCGCCGGGGTAGTAGCGGGCAAACGTGCTCGGGGTCGGCCCTTCCCAGTCGGTGAGGGTCAGGCTGGTCGGCTGCCCGGTGCCGGAGTTCAGCACGCTGAATGTGTGCACGAACGGGGCAGCGCTCCCGGTCTCCACCACGTCGCCGAAAATGTTCGCGAGGAGATAGCCGATGGTGTCGAAGAACGCCGGCCCGGACACGTCGAACTCGCTGTGCTTGACCCCCTGGACCTCGTTGTACGGCCCCGTCAGGGAGCCGCGCAACGCGTTGTCCTCGATGTACGTGACCTTGTCCTCCGGCGAGAACGCATCCACGGGCATGGTCACGGTCGGGGGTACGGGGGTGCCCTGAACGGTTTCCTTCGCCAACGAGATGAACTGGCGATACGAACTGAACACGGTCGGGTTGGCCACCGCTCAGCCCTCCTTCGGTGCGTCAGCGGGCTGGGCGCCGGCCCGGCCCGCGATCTGCGCGGCTTCGGTAGCGGCGATGGTCTTCGGGTGGTTGTCGGGCCAGCGGGTGACCTCGGCGTCGGTGGCCTTCCACCGGCCGTCCGCGGCCGGAGGCACGTCGGGCCACGCCACGACGTCGCCGCGGGCCGGTGTGACGGGCACGGCGGTGTAGATCAGCGGGTCGTCGGACACGTACCCCCACCGGCCCGTGATGGCCGGTTCCGGCGTGGCCGGTTCGGCTGGCGGGGTGGTCGACGTGTCCGGCGGTTGCGTCGCCACCGGATCGGCCGCCTGCGCGTCGGGGGCGGGTTGCGGGGTCGCGGCATCGGCCGCGCTTGCCTTCGGCATGGCGGTGCCCTCCGGGGCAGCACGTTGGGGTGGGAGAGGGTGCCCATAGCCGGGCAAGGCGCGGTCAGGCTTGGAACCATTCCTCGGCGCTGACCGTGATCCGGGCGTCGTAGCGCAAGAGCCGCTGATCAACTACGGCACGCACCGGGGAGTACTCGTGTGACAGGCGTTCGCCGTAGTCGATCAGCCACGACGCGGACCCGGTCACCGGGTCGATCAGCTTGTTCTGCTGGTCGAGCAGCGCCGTGTTTCGCAGGGTGGCCAGGACGGTGTCGATGATCGCCGGGAACTGCATGCCGGCGTTCGGGTCCTCGGACGAGCCGATCCAGATCAGCCACACGTCGAGGTCGTGGTCGGTGACCTTCCATGCGCCCGACGGCAAATCGGCGGGCTGGGCGCGCGGAATTGCTCGCCGGGTCTCGTCGCCGCGGGATCCCCACACGTAGGCGCCTGCTTGGGAGCCGTCGCCGGGGTTGTACGGCAGGATGAACGCCGCGAGGGTGCCCAACTCCAGCGGCAGGACGAGGTTGTTGAGGAGGTTCTGCGTGTACTGCTGCACCGCGACGATGCCCACTCAGATCACCCGCCGGTACTGCCGGATGAGATCCTGCGCCAACTTGGTGTAGTCGTCCGTGGTCGACGGGCCTCCACCGGACGCGGCGCCGCCGATCGCCTGCACCGCGGTTGCCGTTGCGCCGCGGGTCAGTGCCTGCGCGACCGAGAAGTAGATCGCCGCCTCGTTGACGTTGGCGGGCAGCGAAGACACCAGCACGCCGCCCGCGTGGGCGTAGGCGAGTGGGCTGGCCAGCGTGAGTATTCCCGGGCCGGCCTGAGCAGTGCCGACACCGTTGGGTAGCGGCAGAGGTGTGGTTGCGGCGACGGAGTCCACCGAAATGGTCTCGGTCTGTGCCCCGTCGTATATGAAGGCGGAGGCGCCGACGAAGCCCGTCACGTCGTCAACGGGGATGGTGCTGACTCCCGCGGTCACATCGGCGGTGAAGCTCGTATGTGGCCACCCGTTGACGTAAGACGTCAGTATCCGCTGGCCGTTGCGACCCTGCCCCCAGTTCAGGTACGTGGGTGCTACCAGGATCGACTGTCCACCATCCGGCATCGTTGCTGATGCACTGTCGGTGTACATGTTCGGCAGCGGATTGTTCACCTCGAACTTGCCGGATGGCACAGGTGACCAGATGCGGGGGAACGCCGAGTTCCACGAGATCTGAATCGCGAGTGCCTGGATCACCGGCCAGCGCCGCATGACGAGGATCCCGTTGCCGGAGCCCTGCTGGATCCCGACGCGGGCGTTGCCTGGGCCGGTCAACTCCTCATTGTCGACCGTTGCGCGGAGCACCTGGTTGCAGAACGTGTCGACCATGCTGGTCGAGCGCCAGCAGATGTTCGTCAGCTCCGCCAGCTTGCCCGCGGGCGTGGCGGTCGGCGCCGGGATCGTCGACCAGGCCACGCCTGACGGGGACGCGGCCAGCAGCTCAGGCGTGATGTACGGAGTCGGCACGAAACCACCCCTTACAGGTACTTGTGGTAGTGCCGAACCGGCGGATCGTGCCGGTGCTGCTGATAGCCGCGGCGACGCAGTTCGTCGAGGATCCGCACGTCCAGCCGCTGCCAATGCCGCGCAGGCAGACCGCCGGTGCCGTCGTCGCCCACGACGTCGAGGAGATCCGGCTCCGCGGCCTTCAATCCGGCGGTGAACCGGGTGCATCCGAGGCAGATCAGGAGCTGCTCACCGATCAGGTACGGGTGCCCGCACCACGGCTCCCGGCACTCGTCGAAACCCGGCACCACGCCGGCGTGGATGCCGATGTCCTGCTCAACGATCGCCAGGTCGCCGGGCTGGCGCCACTCGGCAGCGAGGAGCCGCCAGTAGGCGTCCACGTCCGCCGGGT